CCATCCTGAGTTTAGATGCACTTAGTAACAGCGTATCGTATCTATCGATACCGAAGCTGCGACACTTAACTTCTAGCCAGAATGATGACTGTTTACTTTCGCACCAGTAGTCTAATCCGTATGATACTGGTAGTTTATTGCAACTGACTCCCCATAACCCCTCTATAAATCCAGCCACTCTCTCTTCTCTTTTTTGGTCGTTGATTGTTTCCATCTTTGGTTTTGCGTTCATTGTCCCTCCTAGTCTTCAAAGAAGTCAGGGTCGATTGCGACTATACGTTTCATTGGCCTACCTGTAGATTTTGTACGCACACTCTTTTCTTGTATCTCTCCTGCGTTCATCAATCTATTTATAATCTCTTTGACCTCAAACGACTTCATTGATCTAAATATTTCTCTTCTATCAATATCCCTTCTACTGATACCTATTTCGCCTTGCGTCCTGATGAAACTCAAGACTTGTTTTATTCTGCTTTCCATCTCTGAACCAGCCACTTTATCTTCACATGTATCAATCATTATCTGATCGTAATAATTTACATAATTGATCGCCCACTCTGTCATTTCACTTGATATGGTCTTAGCGTTTGGATTTTCTGCTAGTTGGCAGATTAAAGCTAAACGCATGGCTTTTTCTTTTGTCCTGGATAAAAGAACTTCTAATCCGTCTTTCTCTAATTTGTCTTGTTGTTTGATTAAATCGTGAGCAAGTACATTCAATAAGTCTAACGAACTTTGGTCGAACTTCACGACTCTTTGTTTCATATCTAATTCTGAATTGTTTATCGCCATCTGCTCCATTTCATTCATTGGTTGCCTGATTCGTCTTATCCACTCGCATACGTCGTAATCAGGTTCGCTGTAAGATACGAGTCTACCAACCGATCTAGGTAACTTTGATTCCACAACAATAAATCTATTCAAGAAACCATCTACAATACGACCAGTAGATAAAGCACCATAAAAGTTACGTGGTACTGACATACCTATCAAAGTAATTGCAGGTTTGATTGTAGAGCGATCCATAGCCTCCTGTTGCTGTTTTGCGGTCAAAGTCATCAAAGAGTAGTTGTCAGGTCTTAAAGTGCCGTGACAGCGACCCCACGACTCCATAAGCACTTGTAGAGCGTCTTCTTTGTTTGAGTTAGATGCTTTTGCAATACTTTCTAATCTTTTACCAAATTCATCCATCACGGTTATATGTGTTGGTTTATGTCTAAGTAAACTATAAACAGCACCCGAACTGGTGTATCCATCACCTGCCATAATGTCAGCGTGTCCTGATGCGTCTAATATTGATTCTATTGTAGTTTTTACGTTCTCTTTACCTTGCCCTGATTTTGCAATACACATAAAAAACAAAGATGAAAAGTTATTCATATCTGTTCTATATATACGTCCAAGTGCAACTGAGCCGAAAGCTAATGCAGTTTGCATTGATAGTGCAGGTTGCTGTATGTGTGCAATCTTTTTTGAATACTCAAATACTTTTTTGAGAATACCTGGAGGATCATACAAGTCTTTCGGTTCTTTTATTGAGTATTGGCTTTTCTTGAAGAGTGGGGCTTGTTGGTTTTTTCTTTGGTGGGTTTTGAGTATTGAATTGACAGTCGTTGATATTTCATTCTTTGATAATGGTGGTTTGTTTTGCAAGTTCCATTGTTGTACGAAGAACTCGACCATTTCTATACTGACACCTTTAGCAATCAAGTTACCTGCTAATCTGGCTGCATTGTCATTACGACTGCCTTGAACCACACCATCCATTGAGAATGGAGTAGCTATTGGTTTGCCATTTATCTTTTCAGCACCAGTTATCTGTATCCAGTTTTCTTTTGTAAAGTCAGGTAAGTCGCTAGTGTTATGCCAATCCCACCCAGGGATGAATTTAGGTTCGTATATCGCACCTGTAGCATGTATGTTGTATGGTGCAATTATAAGACCGCCTGTTCCTCTTATATCAATTAACTTTGCAGGGTCAGACGTGTTGGTTCTTCTAGCTACATAAGTAGTATAGTTTTCTGGGTTATTATAGTAATAGTGCATACCCTTACCAGTAACAACTTTGCATGGGGTGTTAGGTAAGTTTTCTTCTGCCCAATTGACAGCCTCTGGTGTGTCAGCGTCTACGACGATGAATTTACCGCATATTAAAGCAACAACGAGATCATCACGACCTTTAAACCATCTCGTTATTTGTTCTTCACTTGGAGGTTGCTCTTTGAATTGTTGCCAACCGCCCAGTTCTTTTGGCGGTACTTTGTTATGTCTCAATAAAGGTACAGGCGAATAGCCATGTTCCAGATAAGCGAGAGCAAGATCCAACGCAGTATCCTGCGCAGTTACCTCTATGTTAAGCACTAGCTTTCTTTCTTGGTTTCGTCTATTGGCCCATAGATAGATTCAAAATCTAATTTACCGCCAGTATTCTTTATTATGATTTTTGCTTGCTTGATGGAGGGCTGTCTTCTGCCATACCTATATGCTTTTGCAGTTCCTGGAGTACATTCAAAAAGTTTTGCGGCTGCCTCCGTACCCATAAATTCGATGTATTGTCTCAACGTGTATCTTTGCACCTCTCTCTCCTTATATTCAGGTTCAAATCCCTCTTGGTAAAGGGTCTTGAGTATTTCAGTTGATAATTCTTTCTGTCTAAAATAATAATTTGTAATCCATTGTTTGTTTTTTGTTTTGTTCATGCTACAATAAGTCCCAATTGAGTGAAAAACTAAGTGTAGCTCAATTTGTTATTAAATAAAAGTTAAACTTTAATATAATTTTCATGGAGAAAGATATGAACGATAGTATATTATCACGTATAAAAACTCCAAACGAACTTGTGGAACAACAGGGTGCTAAATTGTTAATCTACGGTGAGTCTGGAGCAGGTAAAACAACTTCTCTCAAAACTGCACCTGGTAAAACCTTAGTTGTAAGTATGGAGAGTGGTTTATTATCTATTAAAGATGCTGATAATTTGACAGCGATTGAAGTCAAAGAAGCATCAGAGATAGAAGAGATAGCACAAATGCTAGAAAATGGCACACTCGATTACGACACAGTTTGTCTGGATAGTATTACTGAGATGTCAGAGATTTTGTTATCTCAAGAAAAGGCAAAATCAAAAGATCCACGTAGAGCATATGGTGAGGTCATCGAAGTGATGATTAAAACAATGCGTCGGTTTAGAGATTTGCCAATTCACGTTATATTCATCGCTAAACAAGCAAGGGAGCGTGATGAAGCAACTGGTATGTTCCACTATCAGCCGATGATGGTAGGTGCTAAGTTGCCAACTCAAATACCTTACTTTTTTGATGAGGTGTTATGTTTAAGAACTTTTGATGACGAAAACGAAGAAGGCAAAAAAATTGTCAGTCGTTGGTTTCAAACAAGAGTTGGACAAAACTACACAGCAAAGGATCGGAGTGGGAAGTTAGAAGAGTTTGAAGCAACTAACTTATCCGATATTATTAATAAACTAGGATTTGCATCAGGGGGTGCAGTATGAGTAATGATTTTGAAGGATTAGATATAAACTTGGAAGAAACAGAAAGCGGTTCATTTATACCAGAGGGCGATTACCCTTGTATTATAAAAGAGGCTGAAAGAAAGACTTCTAAAACAGGTAACGATTACATAAATGTAGAACTATCAGTAACTGGTGAGAAATACGCAGGTTGGCAAGTAAGAAAAATATTTTCTCTTTGGTATCAACATGCTGATCCACAAAAAGAAAGTGAAATCAGAGGTTACGCTAAAAATGATTTTGCAAGATTGATAAGAGCATGTGGCATGTCAGAATTACCTAAGAAAGTTATCGATTTAAAAGGTAAAGAAGTAATGTGCGCATTGATAGTTAAGGAAGAGGATGAAGATTCGGAATATGGGCCAAGCAACGAAGTGAAGTCATTTAAGAAGTTAGAAACTATGACTCCTCCAAAAGCATCTAACTTGCCACCGAGTATGTCAAACGACAAAGAAGAGAAGGAAGATGATAAAGGGGCAAAACCACCTTCTTTATAATAACCACACGGCTCGCTAGGAGTCGAAAGAGATACGTGTTTCTCCATACCCTAAATCATCACACTATCTCAACCTAGCAGATGTACCTTATAGCTAGAAAAGGCAACTCCTATAGCCTTTATTGAGCAACTTTGGTGCAGTTGTCTAGCAAGACGCACCTTTTTTTATAATTATGAATTTAGAAATAAAATACGCAGAAAAGAAAGATTTGAAATTTGTTGATTTCTTACAAAAGAAAAACGCGAGGGATCTTTCTTTTTATCCTCTATCAATTTTAGAAAGAGAAACAAATAATCAAAGAATACTTCTTGCACTCGTAAATAATCAACACGCAGGTTATCTATTTCATGGAAGTATTGAATCACCCAGAGATAATATCTTAAAAATATTCCAGGCGTGTATAGAGTATGATTTGAGAGGTAAATGGTATGGTGCTGGGTTAGTAAAAACATTAGAAGATTTAGCAAAAATCAAAAATGTAAAATCAATATCCCTGAGATGTGGTTCTGACATAGAAGCAAATAATTTTTGGAAAATGATGGATTATAAATGTATAGATATACAAGAAGGTGGAATTAGAAGAATGAGAGATATAAATGTTTGGAAAAAAAACATAGAAGCAGAAAAACAAATAGAAATGTTCAAAACCCAAGAAAAACAAATAGAACCAAGTACAAAAAAAAGAGACTCTAGTTTTTACAGAAAAAGAAAAAAAGGAAAAAAATCTAACATGATGTTACGAGGCAAAGCGTTATTACAGTATAAAAAAGAAATATTAGAGGAAATAGAATGAAACCAAGTTCAGCAAAAGCAAAAGGCAGACTACTACAGCAAAAATTTAGAAATATGTTAGTAGATATACTTGGACTTGACGAAGATGATCTCGAAAGTCGCCCGATGGGGAGTGCTGGTGAAGATGTAATAATGGGTAAACAATCCAGGGATAAGTTCCCATATTCAATTGAATGTAAAAATCAAGAGTCTATAAATCTTTGGAAAGCCTACGACCAGGCATCAAGAAACTGTAAAGGATATGAGCCTTTAGTTGTCCTCAAAAGGAATCGAAGTAAAGTATTGGTTCTTTTAGATGCAGAATATTTTGTAAAACTGCATAATAACAAAAATGGATAATCATTTAATTGAAAATTATTGGGAGCATCAAGAAGAAAAGATGTTCCTTCCAGAGAAGTTTGATTGTCCTGCATTGATTAGTTTTAGTGGTGGCAGAACGTCAGGCTATTTACTGTATAAAATTTTAGAAGCATACGATGGGGTGCTTCCTGAAGATGTGCATGTCGTATTTGCTAATACAGGTAAAGAAATGGTACAAACTTTAGATTTTATTAACGATTGTGCAAAAAACTGGAATGTAAATGTTAGGTGGTTAGAGTTAGACATACATGAAGAACGGCCAATTTATCGAACTAAAGAAGTAACATACGAAACAGCCAGTCGTAATGGTGAGCCGTTTGAAGCATTAATTAATAGAAAAAAGATGCTGCCAAATCCAGTTGCCAGGTTATGCACAATGGAATTAAAAATTGGCGTAATGAATCGTTTTATGAGATCACATGGATACAAGAGATGGGCGAATGTGATTGGATTAAGATATGACGAACCAAGAAGAGTATCTAAATCTGTAAAACAAAATGAATCAGGGAAGAACAAATACGAGTCATTAGTACCATTGTTTGATAATAAAGTAATGGTTAAAGATGTAGGTGATTTTTGGAGAAACAACGATTTTGATTTGAATTTACCAAATCATAACGGCAAGACTTTAGCTGGAAATTGCGATCTCTGTTATCTCAAAGGTCAAAAAACATTGATTAAAATTATAAAAGAGAAACCAGAACTTGCTGATTGGTGGATAGAACAAGAGAGGAAATTACAAACATCTGCACAAAAAGAATTAGGTAGAGATGCTTCTACAGCAAAATTTAGAAAAGACAGCAGCTACGTAGAGTTAGTTGAGTTAGCCAAACTTGATGCCAAACAAATAGAAATGTTTGAAGATGATGGTAGAAGTTGTTTTTGCCACGACTAATAAATATTTTCGTCAATCAATTTTTGTAAGTACCACCAGGCTTTTCGTAAATCTTCAATACCATTATCATGTTTCTTTTCGTATCTCCATAAGTATTTAATACAACAAGCTTTTAGATGCGCCTTGAATTGATCGTGCGTCATACTAGCTTTGATAGCATCGATACATTGTATCTCGCCATCACTTTTGTAGTGATCAGGGTTTATATTGTCTTTAATTTTTTTAGGTGGTCTCATTTTCTAAATCCAATGTCACGATATTCGGACTGTTATAAATTGTTGGTTTGTTTCCTTTCATACATCTTTTGATGTTTTCCAGGTGCGTGTTCATTGTTTCCCAAGCAACATCCATTTGCTTATCTGTAATTATAAATACTTTACAGGCGTAGGGTGCTTTCTTTTCTTGAGCCACAAACACAAACTGTTTAACACTATAACCTGCAGCTTCCATTCCTCTTCTATACCAAGCAGCTTGCTCTGCATAGCCATATTTTAATACAGATTCTTTGAAATACTCAGGAGAACAACTGTAAGTGGTTTTATAATCAACAACCACGATTTCATGCGGTTTATGTGGGCCTCTTGGTTGGCAAATTACATCTGGACGGCACTTACATAAGACTTTATCTTCATACCAGTAGAATGAAGGTTCAGCTATTTTGCCATCACCATTCAAATACATATCACCCTCTGGAATCATATGGTCACGCATCGCCATAATATCTTTATATTCGTTTTCTTTGATACAGCACATACCTCGATCCAGTATATCTTGTTTGAGTTCCTTGTTTACTTTGGTGTATGGAGATCCAACGATCACTCCAACGTCCCTGGTAAAAGCATCCTCTCCTTCTACAAGCAACGCATGTGCTGCCGTCCCAAAATTCATCGCTGATGTCGTTTCTTGTTCTACTTCTAACGCATGTAACTGGCTCTCGCCAAACTTACGCACATAA